TAGACGGCTCTCTGACGGTTTAAATCAAATTGGACGAAAAGTTATATCTATGAATGCTGAATTTCTCGAGGATGAAGAAATTATAAGAATAACTAACAATGAATTAGTCGCTATTAACAGAGATGATTTAGGTGGTAAATACGATATTAAATTAAATATATCTACTGCAGAAGCTGATAATGAAAAAGCACAAGAATTAGCATTTATGTTGCAAACAATGGGTAATTCTTTACCATTAGATATGTCTAAGATGGTTTTAAGTGATATTGCCCGGTTAAGGAAAATGCCTGAGCTAGCTAAACAAATTGCAGAATATCAATCTCAACCCGATCCGCTAGCTCAACAGAAAGCACAACTAGAACTGCAGTTACTACAAGCGCAAATAGCTAATGAAACTGCTAAAGGACAAGAAAATGCTATAGATGTTCAGTACAAAACAGCTAAAACTCAAACTGAAATAGCTAAAGCTAGAGGATTAGATAGTCAGTCCGACTTAAAAGATTTAGACTTTTTAGAACAAGAATCTGGTGTAGGAAGGGAACATGAGAATCAAATAGCTTCGTTAAAACATAATCAAAATATGGAATCTAAAGATCATAGTAGATTATCCGATCTTGACAAATTAGCCTTTCAAAATATGGCACAACCAATAAATAGTATACCACAATGAATGATTTAGAACATGTAGACATACAGATAACTACAGCAGAAAAATTGATTTTATTGAGAGATAATTTTTATAAGTTATCTGAGAATAAACATTTTAAAGAAATAATTATGAATGATTATTTCAAAGAAGAAGCAGCCAGGTTAGTTATGGCTAAAAGTAATGCTAATTTAGATGAAACACAGCAACGTTCCATTGATAATATGATTGCTGGGATAGGTAGTCTATCTAATTATTTTGATATGATTATTCGTCGAGGTAATGAAATGGAAGTTAGTTTAAAAGAATTTGAACAAACCAGAGAAGAAATTCTCGCAGAGGAGGTTAATTAATTATGGATAATGTATTAGGCCTTTCAGATGATGAGTTCTTAAAAAAGAATAGTGAAGAACTCTCGGCAACAGAAGATTCACAAGAATCGGCTGACACAGTTACGACTGAAGGAGACATTGCTAATGATACTATTAGTGATGAAAGTGATAATGCTACTGGCGACACCCAAGAGATTGTTGAAGAAGACACTCCAGAGGAAGAACTGGACACTTTGCCTGAGGATACTCAAGCAGATGCTCAACCTTTCGCTGAAGATACTAACTCAGAATCTGTTGATGCAGATAGTAATGAAAAGAATACAGACACACCTGAGGATACACCTCAAGAGACTGATACTTTTAATTACGAGGATGCGTACAACCAGGTAACAGCTCCATTCAAAGCTAATGGTGCAACTATGCAGGTCAAATCACCTGAAGATATAGTTAGGTTAATGCAGATGGGCGCAGGTGCTCAGAAGCAAATGGCTAAACTAAAACCTAATCTTAAGTTAATTAAGATGTTGGAGAATAATAATCTTCTGGATGAACGTAGATTAAATAATTTAATTGATCTATCTAAAAATGACAGCAAAGCTATTGCTAAATTAGTTAAGGATAGTGGTGTAGACCCTGATGACATTGATATAGAAAATGCCAGCACTTACCAACCTAATAATTATACTGTAACAGATAGTGAGTATGAACTAGATCAGGTACTAGATAGCATAAAGCACACAGATACTTTTGATAAAACCATTGACTTATTAACGTCAGAATGGGATGACAAGAGTAAAACGTTTGTATCAGAAAACCCTAATGTAATTAAGGTGATTAATGATCATATGCTAAACGGTGTTTATGATAAAGTGAATGCTATTATGCAACAAGATAAGGCTCTAGGTAAATTATCTGGAGTATCTGATGTTGATGCATATAAACAAATTATAGATATGTTAGCTAACACTGGAGAGCTTATTGATGGAAATCAGCAAGTACCTGTGCAATCTAACGTAACGAGTATAGGGGATGGTGATTCGGCTAAGCGTAAGCAAAACCGGAAAGCAGCAGCTCCTACTAAACAAACAAATACTAGCAATAATTCTAAACAGGATGTTAGTTATCTAACATTATCTGATGATGAATTTACGGCTAAGTATGCTTAATTTTAAACTAAATTAAAAGGAGGTCATTATGGCCGCTCAACAATATAATAATCCAGGAACAACTGCTTCAAGTATTGGGGCACAGGCTCGTACTGATTTTTACGAGAAAAAAGCGATTATCGCTGTTAGAGATAAACAGTATTTTTCGCCTTTGGCTAATGTCAAAGCAATGCCTAAAAATATGGGTAAGAAAATTAAGCAGGATGTATACGTTCCTTTGCTTGATGATCGTAACGTAAATGACCAAGGTTTAGACGCAGCAGGGTTAATTATTACTGCATCTAAGTGGCAGGCATTCAATTCTTCTGGTGTTGAAATTGTAGCTGGCACAGGGTGGACTGCAGCTACAGCAACTACTGCAGGGTTCTTTGCTACTGAAGCTAATGCACAAACTGCTGCGGGAAACTATGGTAGTATTCAGGAAACTGGAGGTCATATATACGGTAGTAATAAAGATATAGGATCTATTGCTGCTAAAATTCCTGCTCTTTCCGAGTCAGGTGGACGTGTAAATAGAGTTGGTTTTACTCGTTTGCAAGTAGAAGCTGACCTAAAGAAACGTGGATTCTTTGTTGAGTATACACAAGAATCTATGGATTTTGATAGTGATGCTGATCTTTTAGCTCACATTACTGAGGAATCAGTAGTAGGTGCTAATGAGCTAACAGAAGCAGAGCTACAAAATGATTTGCTTAATACAGCATCAGGAACTGGTACTACTATGTTTGTCACTACTGACGCTGCTGACACCGAAACAATTTCTACTGGTGCCGTAGGTACTAAAGCTTCTGTAAATGGTTTAGTTGTGTATAAAGATCTTATGCGTTTATCTATTGCTTTAGATGACCAGAAGACTCCTAAATCAACTAAAATTATTTCAGGTTCCCGTATGACTGATACTAAAACCATTAATGGTGGACGTATTATGTATATTGGTTCTGAAATGATCCCTGCTATACGGGCTATGGTAGATTTGCACAGTAATCCTGCTTTTGTTAGTGTAGAGAAATATGCTGATGCAGGTAATGTGTTAAATGGTGAAATTGGCACTATTGACCAATTCCGTATTGTCGTAGTTCCTGAAATGCAATATGGTGAAGGAAAAGGAGCAAGTAACATAGATATTTATCCTATGCTTGTTGTTGGAGATGGAGCATTTACTACTGTTGGTTTCCAAACTGATGGTAAAAGTGTTAAATTCTCTATTAACCATAAAAAACCTGGAAGTGAAATTTCAGATTTAGCTAATCCTTATGGTGAGAAAGGATTCTATAGTATCAAATGGTACTATGGTTTTCTCGCTATGCGCCCAGAACGCTTAGGTGTTATTTGGACTAAAGCGGATTAATCATTAAGTAAACGTTCTCCTGTTACTCATTGCAATTAAGCTTTGAGTAATAGGAGAATTATACAAACTATAAAATAAAAAATTATGGATATTGAAAATATGGATATTGAGGATGTTAAAGCAGAATTAACTGGTCGAAACATCAAGATGCATCATAAAACTAATGCAATTAAGCTTAGAAAGGCGCTACAAGACGATGTAGACAAAAATGATGCTGAAGTACCTGTAGAAGTGAAACCTTTGCCTATAAAGGCTGCTAAGGCTAAAAAGAAGCCTGAAATGACGTTAGAAGAAAAATGTTTGCATTTAAAAAGAATTATAGTTACACCAAATGATCCTGAACTGTCTGGTCACGCAGGACTAGTGTTCACAGTTTTAATTAGTGGAGTAAATAACGGAAAAGCTATTAAAAAGTATGTACCATTTAATAATGAAGAAGGATGGCATGTACCTAATGTTATTGTTAATCAGATTGCTAATGCAGACATGCAAAAATTTAAATCTGTTAAAGCCCCCAATGGCGATACTGTTTTACAACCGTATCAAGCTAAGAAGTTTAATGTACAGGTTTTACCTGATTTGACTCAAAAAGAAATAGATAAATTAGCAGCAAGTCAATCTGCTAGGGGTGATGCTTAATTAATAAATAAATAAATTATTATGACTATAGCTTATACTACTTTATCTGGCGCTACTACTGTAGGTACAGGCAATTCAACAGATGGCGATGGTAATTTTGACAACTTAATGAAAGTTGTCACTTTGCACTTAGAAGCTCAATTTGCTGCAGGTAGAATTACGGGTACTGATTATGCTACGGTGTATTTAGGAGCTTTGCAGAGTACATTAGCGCAAGCAGTTAATTTTACACTTAGTATGGAAAAAGCTAATGCTGAAAAAGCTCTGTTAGATCAGAAGAAAATCACTGAATATGCGCAAACTGGCCAAACTAGTAATACTTTACCTTCCACAAGCAGTATAGCGGGTAAGCAAATAACTCTATTTACAGAACAAGCTAAAGGATTTAAATGGAATGCGGAAGCTAAGTATTTAAAGTCTTTACTAGATGCTTATGCTATAAATGTATCTGTGAGTAAAGAAGACGATACAGCTACTCCTATGTTACAAGGAGGGACTGGTAGTGGTAGTATAAAAGGTGTAATAGACAATATGAAACCTACAGGCTAATAGAGCTATGGGTGGTATAGGAGGAACTACTGGGCAAATACTTTCATTTTTTCAGAGTTTTGCTGAAGCTGTAGTTGCTGCAGGCGCTACTATATTAAATGATTTTCTTAATGCTTTAGCTGGTACAGCAGCGCATGATAGAGTAATTGAAGAATTTTCTACACAAAATAGTTATTTTTATACTGATGATGCTTATATAGACGCTTTACATAACCCTGATAAAATAGTTTTAAACAGTTTAATTAGAGGAACATCTTTTACTGATGAAATAATTGATTTTTATAAAAAAGCATACTCATCACATGATTTTCATTTAGAAAAAGCTTTAGCTATAGTAGCAGGAACTGACAGTGTCCATGGCAATTCTACATACGCTCCTTTATCTCCTACTATAGTATGCAATTATACTAACTTAGCTACTAACAATGATAAAGTAATTCCTTCAGTTTCACTTAGAATAAATAACAAAAATTTATATGCAGGTACAGTTTCTTCTCAGCAAAGTAGTAATGGGAGTGGCTTTCCCTGGCATAGTGTATTAGGCAGTGATGATAGTTATAACACTCCTGTTACATTAAACTCTACTACTTTTCCTAAAGTACAAGCAGCTACTAAAGACTATTTGAAATATTTAGGAGC